CGACCACCTTTAAGTGCCTTAGCTACTTTCATCATAGCTTCACCTTTTCCACTTGCATCAACTAATACACTACCCATTTCAGTTTTTACGTGAAATTTAACTTCAGATATAGATTCATCTTTTTTCTTTTTCTTTTTCTTAAATGCGAATGGTGTTTTTGGAGGACCTGCTCCACCGTCAAGATTACCAGTAACTGACGCTTCATCTAATTCTTTTTTAATTAATTCTCTTACTAAAGCTTTTAATGCTTCAAGTTTTGTGGACATTCTCAATCTCCTTGACTAATTCATAATATCTCATTAGTGTTAGAACCTGTTTTTCATTAACTACTTTACCTTTTGTTATATTATCTATTTGATTAACAGCTTCTGTTAATTTTATTTTAGTAATAGTATCATTAACCTTTGGTAAATGTTTTTTTAATTCTTTTTTAATCTTAGATGATTCAACATCAACAAACTCTCTTAGAGAATTTGTGTTACTTACATTGTTAATGTAATTTTTAAGTAAGCTTTTTTGTGATTCATTTAATGTTTTGTACTTTGTATTAAACTTATCAACAAGTATTTGATAAGCAAGTAATCTTAAATCTTTATCTGTTTTATTATATTCTTTAAGAACGTGTGCTTTAGCTTGTTTATCACTAATCTTTTTACTTGTAATGTGTTCTAAAATAGTAAACTTAGCGTTAATAGTTTGTTCTGGATTAAAGGTTTCATCAATAGTTTCTGATTGAAATGTATTATAGATAGACGCAAGTAGTTTATAATTAGAAATACGACCGTTGAAAAAATCATTCGAATTATAATTTTCTTTTATTTCTTTAATTAAGTTATATTTTTCATTACGAAGTTTAGAATTACTTAATTTTTTTCTTGATTTCAAGACAATACCCATCAAATCGTGAGCTCTACTTTCTGATTCATAGTGTTTTTCTGATAATAAACGGTATAATTGTAGTTCTTTACCTAATTCAGTATCTTCGTTAAAATATTTTTTTACAATTTTAACTGATTTAGTACTTTTTCCTGCTAATACATCAGCTGTTATCTGTCTTGTTAATAATTCAAAAAGAATACTTGTATTCTTTATTTTTGAATGCTTTAATTTCCGAGTCATTACATAATACTCCAATATTTAATTATATTTACTCATAAATAAATATAAAGTTAACCAATAATTATTCATTTCAAGCATCTTTAGTTAAAGAACTTACCTCGTTTTGGTATTCTTCTTCAACTTCAGATGTTTCTGATATAATCTTTACATCAGTTTTACCAAATTTCATTGATTTCTTTAGTTTATCAAAATGTGATAGAGCTAATGCTTTACCATATTTAGGTGCACCACTACCACCTTTCTTCTTATCGTGAGCTCCAAGTGGGTCTCTACCTCTTGCGCTGCCATCTTTTCCGTGGTGTGGAATTTCTTTAGGTCTACCAGCTCCTTCAAAACCACCTTCTGGTGAACCACCTTTATCTTCTAATTCGTGTCCAGTTCTACCCATTGCCATATCAGACGGTGTTCCTTCAGCTTCTCCTGTTTTTGCGGGGTCATTACCTTCATTTTCAATCTGAGAACGTCTGAACTTTTGCTTATAGTCAAATACAATCTTTTCATCTTCTTGTTTAATCTGTTCATCAGTAAACTCAAATATATTTTTATATATCCATTCGGAAGAAACTAAACCGTCTGTAATCATATCTCTTGCTAAAGTTGTTTTATTTCCCCACAATTCAATCTTTTCTTGTTCATAGATTGTAGATGGGTTAGTTAAATCTAATTCAAAGTTAACTAAATCTGCATCCGTATATCCTTGTGCGTATAAATGAACTATACCAATTTTTGTTAACTCTGAAAGAGTTATTCTTTGTATTCTTTCAATTGTTCTTGCAAATCTGACATCTTCTGCTGCTAGTGTTGCTTTACTTCCAGCTGCTTCATCATAACCAAGAAATGCCTTTGGTATTCTTAATGATGCTAATAATTTATTTTTTAAATATTCAATATCTTCTGTAGCTTCATACGTTAAACCTGGAAGTGATTCAATACTTGTTCCACTATCTCCACCACGAACTGGCATGAAGAAATCTTCTGTTATGTTTTGCATATTATATTTTAAATTATAATCTCCTGTTCCCTCTTCAATAACTGGAGCCTTTTTCATTTTATTTACAATTTGTTGCATATAATTATCAACTTCAGCTGGAGGAATGTTTCCAATATCAATCTTAAATACTCTTTTTTCAGGAGCTCTCATAATACGATGTATTAACATCGCATCTTCCATAAGAGTTAATTGTTTCCAAATTTTACGGCCACCTTCAACTTGTGATTTACCATAAGGTAGATAATTGGAATCAGAAAGTAATCTGAAGTGAGCTACTTCATAGTTTTCTAATTCTTCTCTTGTAGCAGCTGTTTCTGATTTATATCTATGTTCATTTGTTCCTTGTTCTATTAAAAACTTTATATACTCTGGATTTTCAGGGTCTAAACCTTCCATTCTTGAAACATCATAAACAGACATAGGTACAACGTTTGTAATACCATATTTTTCATTTATATCTAACTTCAAAAAGAAATCACCGTATTTACACATATTACGAATCCACGGCCATAGATTAAATTCTATATTAACAATATCATAATATAAGTTATGTAATATTTGTTTAATTTGGTCATTGTCAGTTTTTATAGTTAAAACTTCACCATACTCTGATTTCATTGTAGATTCATCAGCATATATGTCAAGAGCTGATGATACAATAGGGTCATTATCCATATTCTCATAGTCTTTGAATAAGTTTAATCTCATTGTTTTTGTTAACAATGTATCTGAATATCCACTAAGACCTGAGTTAGTGAATAATTTTTGATATCTATCAATTAGATTGTTATGTGCGATAGATTGTGTACGACTTGTATCAGCAACTTTTAATTTTTTACCACCAACGTTTCTTACAATAACGTTTGTAGAAAATAATCTTTGTAATCTACCGAATAATGATTTGTCAGCCATTTTTACCTCTTTAGTTAATTAACCACTCTAATGATTCTGTATTTTTATTTATATTCATACTCCAAGAATCATTTTGGTTATTTCCAGTTGTATAAGCACCTTGATTTGAGTTGATGCTACTTACAGCTTTTTTCTGTAATTCTATACCTTCAGCTCGTAATCTGAGAGCTGTTTCTCGTATCCATAATCCCATAGCATAAGACATTACTAAGTCATCATTGTAACCTCTCATTGCCTCTGCTCTATTCCCATTGTATATAAATACAAACAATTCATCTATTAATCGCTGGGAATAGACTATAGATAATTTTTCTCTAAGAAATTCTTCTAACTTTGCAATTACCAGTGGTCTTGTTTTTTGTGTCAATGTAAATCCTGGTATTACTTGTTTTTCATCTCTATTAATTTTATTATTAATTTGTTTATGTGTATCCACATATTGTAAATCTTTACTCATATAAAATAGATTATCATATTCTCTATCAATTACCTGTTGTATTGTAGCCCAACCTATATTATTGTTCTCAACAACTAATAACGCATTGTTGTACTCTGTTGCGATATTGACTAACATATTACCGTAATCTCGTGTAGATATTCTACCTTTATATTCTGCTACTTGTTCTACATTCTCAATATCAATAACGTGAAAAGCAGAATAGTCTGTGGAGTCTCCTCTACTAACGTCAGCACATACTATATAATCTTTTGTGTAATTTGCTGGTTTCCATATCCAAATATTTGAGTCAATACCACGTTTTTCTATTGGTTCTTTAACTTGTGTAGTTCTATACTCTTCTAAAATTACACCGTCAATTACACTTTGACCTGATGTAATAAAATCACAATCACATTCTTGAGCTGCAAGAGACGGACCTAATAATGCATCTTGTTCATCTCTCCACTCTTGTTCTCTATCAGGATGTACAGTCCAATGAAGCTTAGTAAAATTAAAATCATTTACTCCGTCTTCAGCATCCATCCAAGTTCTATGAAACCAATTACCAACACCATTAGGTGTAGATAATGCTATACATTGACCACCTGTTGATAACGTCTGAGATGCTGCAGCCCATATTGTATCAATTCTATCAATAAATGCCGCTTCATCAAGTATCAATAATGATAATGCTTCTGAACGACCAGCATCTTCACCACTTGATACCGCTTTTATTTGAGAACCATTTTTGTATCTTAAACTTAATTTGTTATCTTCAACACAAGGTTGTTTTAACCAACTTGGTAAATTTGCATGCATCACACGAACTTTTGTTACTAAATTTTTAGCTACTTCTTGTTTTGTAGCAATTACTAAGATATTTTTATCTTGATGAAAAGTCATCATCCATAAAGAATACCCAGCAGTTAACGTACTGATACCTAACTGACGAGCTTTGAGAATTACGTTAAGTCTATGTTTTACAAAGTCTTCAACTGTTTTTTCTTGAAAGTCGTATAAATGAAAAGGTATCTTACCTTTTATTGGATGTTGTATTAAGCAATACTTTTTCAAAAAATATATAGGGTCTGAAGCACACTTTACATATTCTTTCTTAATTACATCTTTTAATTGTCCTTTGGAATTACGTTCCATACTAATAAATTATGTGAACTGTCCCACTACCGCTAGTCTGTCGTACACCAATTTCATATAATGTCTTAGCTGTAACAACAT